GATTGCCTTCGGCGTTGGCGAAGTCCAGCCCGTCCCAAACCATGTAATCGTACTGCGCGCTCCAATTGAATTGTCCCGGCTTGGCTCCGTTGTTGTCCACGATGCCGTATCCGTTGAGCGTCGTACACGTTTGCGCGCCGCCCGGGAAGTTCGGATCAACGATCGGCGCGAGCGTGTTCGTCGCGAGCGTCAGGACGTAGCCGGCGAGCCCGTCAACGATCAGCAGTTGCACGCCGTTGTCGGTCATATCGACGCGCCCGTTGCTGCTCAACAGCATTCCCAGCGCCGTGTACGTTCCGATCGTGTTGACCGAGTACAGCGTATTGCCGTGGACGGCGTAGTAAAACAGCGGCCCGACTTGGCGCGCGCCGCGACAGGGGAGCGTGCCAATCGCCGTAAACAGCGTCTTGCCGACCGTGCCATAGAACGCCATCGGCGTGCCGTCGGGCGTCGGGACTTGCGGCTCGCGATACAGATTGACTAGAGTTTGCGCGACAACCGTTGACGACTTGCGGAAAAAGCCGGTGCCGAAAAGGGGAACAACCGTGCCGTCAGGGACCGCCATTGAGGCGCTCCACGATGCAGACGATATGCGACTCGCGCATCGCGACCAATTCCCGATCGCCTTGCTGGAACGGCTCGCCCATGCGTGCGTTGTACAGGATACGGTCGCCGGGCCGCACTGTCGTCGGCTCTAGTTCGCCGTCGTCGCCAACGTCGCCGGGGCCGACGGCGACAACGATCGCTTCCTGCCGATCGTCCGCGCTTTGCGGCACAACGACGCCCGAATCGAGCGTGCGTTCCCCGTTAATGGGCTGCGCGATTACAACGCCGTTTAACGGCTCAAGGCCGGATGCGGTCAACCGACCGATAACGTGTTCCTCGCGCAGCACGCAATAGTCCGTTTCGTGCAGGCGGATCGATTGCCCTTTGTTCCTGCCGAATACGATTCGATCGCCGACCTTCACACTCATAGGCCGGCGCATTCCGTTGGCGAGCAACTTGCCATCGCCCGCGCCCAGCACTTCCGCGATATCGCGATCGTCGGTCCACTGGCGATCCGGATCGGTAACGTGCGGTATCAGCAGGCCCGCCGCCGTCAAGCGCTCCGCGTGATCCTTGCGGCACACGACGATATCCTGAATCGGGCGGAACGGAAGGCTCAAAGCGGACCTCCGGTGTAGACATTGAACCACGGCGCGCTAGGCATCGGCACATCGAGCGACAGCACGCGCGGCTGATTCGACAGGCGGCGCGCATCCGCTTTCGCGCTGCGCGCGATGCGCAGCGACGTTGCCGGCAGTTCCTTTTTGTTCATTGCCGCCAGCATGACGCCGAGCGTCGTTTTCAGGAACAGTTCGTACCCGGGCGGCGCGACCAGCGTGTTCGTGAGCGCTGCGAATTGCGGCAACTGCTGCCAGTACCAAACGTGCATAACGTCGCCCAGCATCGCCGGCAGCGGCCACAGAAACCAATTCGATATCGGCGCTTCGCCATCGATGTAAACACACTCCGGACGCCCGGGTGCAGGCTTGTATGTGATATCGGCCCATTGCTGCACGCCGATAATCTTGACCGGATGCGATACGTTCGATGTATCAACGATCGTGATCGCTTCCGCCGTCGGCGGGCGCACATTGAGCCCCATCGCCGGCCCGACTTGAATCGGGGAGACGCCGACGGCAAGCGGTATCGATCCTTCGGTGTAACCGAAGATCGTCAATTCCTGCGTCGAGTAGGCATCGATCATGCTGTTCAGCATCCCCAGCGCGCCGTTCTGCGAAGTCGCATCCTGCGGGTTGTACTGATCGCCGATCGTCGCGAACAGGAAGGCGTCGCGGATAATGTCGTTGGCCGTCGTCATGCCAATACTCCAATCACGGAATTTTCTTCGACAATATCAATGTCGTCGTCGCCGACCTTGAAGCAATCGACGCGCGACGAATACACGATGCGGTCCCCCGCCTTCACTTCAAGCGGCAGGCGCTTGTTGCGCACGCGATGCGGATCGCCTGCGGCAAGCACTTCGCCGCAGTAGGAGTCGCGGCTATCCGGCGCGGGCAATACGAGCCCCCACGCCAACGCGCGCTCGCCGACGCCGCGCTTAACCGCGAGCCTTGGCCCGAGCGGGACCATTCGGCACTTCCGGCGCAGGCTCCGCTGCGGGCTCCGCTGCGGGCTCCTGCACTTCTGGCGCAGGCACTTCGATCGCCGCTTGCCCGATCGGCTCCGATACTTCCGCCTCGATCGATGGCAGCGGCACGTTGAAGGCGTAGCCGGCGTCCATAATCTCCGGATCGACGCCCGGATGCGTGATCACGCCCCAATCCTTCGGCGTGTCGCGCCAATCGCCGATCAGTTTCGCTTTCGCTTCGGGCGATGCGACGACGACGGAGACAAGCCGCTTCGATCCGTCCGGATTGTTCTGCAACTGATATTGCGCCGTCGGATAGGACTTGTGACTGTACTGATTGTCATAGTCCATCTTCGGCATTTCCTTGTTGTACATCATCAGTTGTTCCGGCGTCAGTTGCTTGTATTCCGCGTCGGACAGCTTGTTCAATTCAGGGAGTCCCATGTTTCAAATTTCCTTCGGAAAAAACCCGGGAGCGATGCGCCCCCGGGATAACCACCAGCAGGAGCAAAATCAGTTCGTCAGGCGACAGGCCAATTCCGGATAGACGGCCTTGATGCCGTACAGTACGTCGGTCCGAGACGGGAAGCGATCGTTGTTGATATCGTAGGCGCGGATCACGCGCAGGCTGATCGACTTGTAGTTGCGACGCTCCGCCATATCGACGCCCTTCGGCATGATCAGATCGGCAAACGCGATCGTGAACGCCGACTTGTGAAAGGCGAGATTTTGCGGAAGGTTCGCGTTGGCCGTGCCGGAAACCGTGATCGCATTGTTCGCGATCGGGCTCGCCGTCACGTTCTGGAATTGCCCGCCGAAGATCGCTGCCGGCACAACCGGGATCACCGATGCGCCCGTAACGTCACTCGACACGTTTGCCTGCACGACGAATTGCTGCAACGCGCCCGTTGACTTCCGGTTTTGCGGGTTGACCGCGAAACAACCGACGATCGTAAATACATCGCCCGCATTCAGGCGCGGCGCAATCGCGGCGTTCCAGCCGTTCACCAGCAAGTTCATGCTGTACGCCCAGCCTGTCGCCAGCCCTTGCCCCGCGCCGTTGATCACTGGCGATCCGCCCAGCGGTCCGACAACTTGCGTCATCGTGTTTTGGTCGATCGCGATTTTCAGGCCCGCCGCGTCGGCGATGATGCCATCTTCGTACTGCTCCGCGATCCGCGTGGACGAATTGAACAGCGTCGATAGCCCGCTGATCAGAGACGTATTCGCGGCAGGCCCGAGCAGTTGATAAAGCTGCCCGTCGTTCGGTGCGCCCATTTCCAGCAACTTCTGTTTCACGCCCAGCAGGATCGCGAGCGTGTTCGGCGGAGTGCCCGGCGTGCCGACAAGATTCGCCACGTTCTGCGCTTGCAGGCAGCAGTCGGCGTCGATCCGGTTGCGGATCACGGCCATCTGCGGCATCAGCACGCGCTTTGAAAAGTCCTGCAACGACAGCGTAAGGTCTTGCGATGTGAATTGAACGTCCACACCGAATTGCGTCGTCAAAACGAGCGGCACTTGCGTTTCGGTCTGATCCTCCACCGAAAGCACCGCGCCCTGCCGCCCGACGTAGCGGGCCGGTTTGCGCACGTTCAAAACTGCGCCGATCTTCGCTCCGTCTTTCGCGAATTGATCGCTGTAGGACGAATCGAAAAAGCGGACGCCGTTACACTGATTTTCCAGCACGATCACGGCTTCATTCGTGATCATTACCGGCGTGAGGATTTGATTAGGCACGGCTAATTCCTTTTCGCGTTGCGCGGCTGCGGCGAGTGCGCTGCAACCCAAGCCTTATGCTGCTCCGGGGTTGCATTCTGCGGGTAGTCCGCAGGACCGCCGCCGCGACTTCCGCCCGGGCGACCGGGCGGCGGGGCATTGGATATGGCGGCGGACTGCGAGCGCATATAGTTGGCGATGACGCCCATCTGATGCCCAAGCGCAACGTCAGGCAAAGCCGCAAGCTGCGGCACGACATGGGGATGCTTGGCAAGGTAGTACGCAATATCGCCGCCGTGCCCGGTAACTGCCATCGCCGCTTCGATGTTGATCGGCAGTTCGTTCCCGCCGCCCGCTTCGATAACGTCAACGTAATCCGGATACTTCGCGAGTGCCGTCTGCATCTGCGTCGCCAGTACGCCGTGCAACTGCTCCGTCGCCACGGCTCGCTGATGCTGATTGACTTGCGTTTGCCTTGCCTGATTGTTCTGCTGCGCCATGCGGGCCGCACGTTGAAGCTGTTGCTGCACTTCAACCCGAGCCTCGTACCGTGCCAGATCGCGGTTGTACGCACGCCAATCCGTGTACTTGGATTCGTCAGGAGCAACCAATTCCCCAGCAATGTCGTCGGCCTGCCTTCCCGCTGCTGCTGGCGTCATCGAGCCATCAAGCACTCGCTTTACCAGCGCTTCGTTCTGCGCGGCCATTCGCTCAACGGAGCGCTCTAGGTTGCGCTTGTCCGTCGTCAGTTCTTCAATCCGTTTATCCCTACGCGAACGCGGCTGCGCGGGCTGTTCGCCCTCCGCAGGCTGTTCAGTGTCGGGCGCGGCAGGAATGTTCGCCGGGACGGTCGATACGCTCGATCCTGCGTCGGGAGTCGCCGTCTGTCCCGAAGTGTTATCCGGCGCGGCGGGCTGTTGCTCGCTTGGCGTCGGCGCGGCCACGCCGGCATCGGTAATGCCCGGCAAATTCAGTTCTGGCGGCACGAAAACCTACCCCTTCAAAAGATGGACCGGCGGCTACTTGCGAAACGACTGACTAATCGCGCCTTCGGCAGAAAAAAGCGCAACCGCTGTCGCGTCTCGTTTTCGCCGCCTGTCCAATGCTGCTATTGCGTGAACAGACGGGTGCAGACGCGGTTGATCGTAACTACGTCCGCCGCCGTCGCCTTCGTCAGCGTGAGACAAAATTCCTGTTCGGCCTGCGCCCAATTCGCGATCGTGGACGATACCAGCGCGACCGCGCCGAGTCCGGTGCCGAGCCCCGCGCCGACCGATCCGCCAACGACCGTCACGAAATCGCCCGCGCCGCGCACGCCGATCGTGGCCCGGCCATTGAGCGACGACGTTAGCGCCATCGATGCCAGCGCCGTACCGCCGTTGCCCGTCGGGCCGAAATACGCCTTGAGCGTCTTGACGTTCGCGTTGTTGGACGCCGAATACTCCAAATCCATTTCGGCGTACCAATTCGCCGGCAAGGCTCCTGCCGGGAAGCGGACCGAGTTGATGATTTGCTCCGTCGTCACGACCGCTTGCGAAGTCCACGGCGTTGCGATCATCTGAACCAAGTCCTGTCGCAGCGATTGATTCTGCACTTGCGCAACGTCGGATGCCGCGCACGCGCCGGCTGCGATCGCCGCCGTCGCGCGGACGTAGCCCTGTTGCTGGATGCCCAGCGTTTGCGGGCACAGCGAGTACGGGTTGACGGACGCACCCTGCGGCGCGGCGTTGTACACAACGCCGTCCTGCGACCATTCCAGCAGCAGCGATCCGCCGCCCACACCGCCTGCGGGCATCGCCAGAAACGAACGGCCCTGCGGCGCGCGAAACACTTGCGGGACGCCGACGGGTACGACGCGAAGTTCGGTAGCCATTGTTTACCTTTCGAGTTGTGCGCTCAACCGACGATCCGAGCGCTTGAAAAAACCGATCGACCTCTGACCGGCCCTACTAATTGATGATCGAAAAATTGATCGTCACTTGCCCCGTCGCGTTCGCATTGCCGTTCACCTGAAAAACCGCCGAGAACGGTTGCACGACAAGGCTTTTCAATGTCGCATCGATCGTTTCCAGTTGCACGTTGATCCGGCTCGATGGCGTTACGAGATTGTTGTTGATTTGCACTTGCGACTGCCCCGCGCCGATGCAGATTTTTCCGCTGGGCACGTTCATCGTCTGCGGCCCCGGCGAAGTGCCGTTGTCGATAAAATTCTGCGTCAGCGGAACCGCTGGATTGAGCCCGCCGCCGCCTGCGCTTCGCAGCATTCAGTTTGTCACCAAAAAGGCGATCGTCAGCGGACCGCCCGCATTCTGATCGGCATTCATAACGAAATAGCCGTCATGCGGCGTGCAAGTCACGGCAACCGGACCGAGAAATGGCGTCTCCACTTGCGTAAAGACGCGGCTCGATGCCTTGCACAGCGAATTCGTCACCGTCAGTTGCGACGTACCAGCGGCCATTGCGACCTTGCCCGCTGGCGCGTTGATGGTCGCATCGCCCGGCTGGCCGGTAGAATTGCCGGCCTGCGCCGAAAGCGGGCCTGACGGCGTTGCTAGTCCGCGCATCATGGCTTAACTCCCCACGCCTGCCGAGACGAACAGATTGACCGGGCCGGCGACCGCACCGATCGCGGCAATATGCGTATCGCCGTTTTTCCGATCGATGATCTTCGATTGATTCGGCATAACCGGATACGACGTTGCAACCGTCGCGGCGATAACGTCAGGCCCGCCAATTTCGACAAAAATCGCGCTCGCGCCGCTGTTCTGCAATTCCAGCGAGACGCCGCCGATCGGCGCGACCGTCTGCGGCAGCGGCGTCACCGCCGACGCGGCCCCGACGGCGATCGTGATCGTCTTGCCCGGTGCCGGAATGAAATTGTCCACCTTCATGCGTTGGCTCCCTGCGGCGACACTTCTGCCGCCAGTTGATTCGCTTCCGGACCGACCGGCTCCGCCTGCTTCTGCTGCGCGACGATCAGCGGCACGACGACCTTCGCCAGAAAGTCGATCACGGCTTCGACGTTCTGATTCTTGATGTTGGCGGTCAACTCCTGCTTGTCCATCGCCATGTGCATCATTTCGTCCTGCGTCTCCAACTGCTGCACTTGCAGGGAGCGATCCGCCGCTGCGACCTTCTGCATCGACTGCAACTGCGCTTTCGCCGTGTTGACGCGCTCCGTGTAAATCTCCGATTGCAGCTTTTCGTTCTGCTGCGTCAACTGCTGAACGTGTTGCATGACTTGCTGCATCTGTCCCTGAAACTGCTGCTGCTGCGTCTGCATCGCGGTTTGCAGCGATGCCACGGCGGGGTCTTGGCTCGATGCCTCCATCTGCTGAACCTGCGGCGGCAGCATCGCCTTCAAGCGGTTGGCGATCTTGTCGCCGATA